ATTCCGCTTCCTATCGTAAACATCCCTCTCCTCAACTTCACTCGTCTTTTCAACATTGTATTCCTTCTTTACCTGCCTCTTACTCTTCTTTTGTCTATAACTGTACCAGTCAACACCCTCATTATCCACCTCATACACCATAAAATATGTGTCCAGCGGCAATATGTCAGGAATAACCATACCTGTATACTGCTTATTAACCTTTTCCCTGCGAAACAGTATTCTCTTTGCTATCCTACCTCTTATACACGCCTGCTCTATATTGTGATAATCTAAACTTACCTCCTCAGCATTACGTAACCTGTCACCCACTGCCTCAAATATCGCTGCCAAATGCTCCTCTATTCTCACCGCTTGACCCTCCTCTAACTTCTCCCCCTCTACCTTCAACTGCTCCTTTACCTTCACTAAACTGGCAATTACTTTCTGAGCATATAACTTGCCATAAGGCATCGTAACATGAACTAACCCCGGTACAGGATTACCCATAGAATCATTCATAGTATAAGGCGCACCTATATACGCCTTGTAATCATTATCCATCCTATCCCGCAGGTCTCCCCACTCAGTCTCAAGTTCCTTAATCTCATCTAATGTAGGCGGCATCTTACCCTCCTTACCTTCTTATCCTTGCCATAGGCATAGGGGTTAATTGTATCCCCTTACTACTCCTTGGCGTCTGCCTTATTATAGTCTCTGGCGTGAAGTCGCTACCTATATACCGCAACGCAGCCAATAAATGCCACCTGGCATCATCCTGTACCTTGTTGGTTGGCTTGTTCTCATCATCTAATATCCATAGACAGTTAGCTATCTGAAACAATACGTTATGTAAATCCTCGAAGATATGTACCTTGTTTAACTCCATTAAACCCACTACCCGGTCTATCTGTGGGTTTACCTTCGCAAACTTCGGCGGTACTATATACCAGCCCTGAGCACCATAACCCTGTCTTATCTCATCCTCCCCTGTTTGATTACCGCCAACACTCCTTGTCACCTTGTACCCTTGCGTAAGCCCTTTGAAGTTCTCTATATGCTCAAACGTTGAATGACCCCGACCAGGGCAATACTCTTTGAATATCACATAGTCACCTTTCCGCACCTGATTGAATGTCGATGTCATCGGTTCTCCTGGCCCAGGGTTCTGAGCAATGAATAAAGCCCCAGGGTTAGCACTTCCAAAGTCGTGCCCTGAATATATAACCCAGTCTTTGGGAATAGGGAATCGTTGAATCTTGCAAACTGTCTCATTAAAAGCACCGTAGACCAACCAGGACTGCTCAATATCATCATCCATAGCCATTATCTCACGGCGATACGAGTCTAAGGACATGTCCTTTGTAACCTCAGCAAGAGCCTCATTGCTGATGGTGGGGTTATCGTAACTGGTGAAGTGAAAAGTTGCCCATCTGCCAGATGTGTCTTGCTGTGCTGCCTTGAACATCCTTGTGGCGTGACGTGGGTCTCTGGCTCTGCTAACCCCACTGGAGGATAATGACGGTGGTGTATAAATGAAGACTGCATAACCATCTTTGTCCAAAAGCATCGGTGCGCCTACCTCTGCCCAGGTATCCTCAGCCATTAACTGGAACTCATCCAAGATTAACCAGTCGGCATAATCACCCCGGAGAGTATTAGCGTTCCAAGCTGTTTTAGCTTTAATGCGGTTCTCTGTACCCGGTACTTCAATAAAGTGCTCTGATTCATTCTTTTTGAGTACGCCGGCATTTATAGGTTCCTGAAGGGAGCGGCAGACTTCAAACCAGAATCTATCCAACTGCTCTATTGTCGGAGCAGCGTACAGTACCCGCTTATGGTCGAGGAAAGCGTCCACCGCCTTAATAGCCATGCCTACAGTCTTACCACCTCGTCGCCCAGCTCGGATAATACGGCGTTTAGCAGTAGATTCTATAAATTCTCGCTGCTTGGGGTGTGGTGTCCGAAGTCGTATTGTAAACTCTATTCGTTCCTTGGTATCAACTGTCAAAAGGCACTTCCTTTAATAGTCTACATTGTCAATAGTAAGTGTGATGGTGGTATAAGCTCACGGCAAGCCGCCTGGTATTGCTCATCATTGCCTTTCCAACAGAAGTAGGGGTTGAGTCGGTATGCACCATTGATACGTTGAAGGAAGTCAGTGTTGATTAGCTCTTTATAGGCTTTAGAGACATGGGGTTGACGCATACCCATCATGGTAGCAATAGCGCTAGGCCCAGGCACTTGATTATTCCAAGTAGCGATATGTACCAGCTTCCAGAGCACTTTAACGCTATTCCCTTGGAGTTTACTTATTTGACTATCCCAGCTTGTGTTCTGCCATAGTTTCATAAACTTGCTCGCTCCTCGGTAAATAGTAATATCAACGTCAGCTAGTTCGCCTGTTTGTTTATTTACTAGCTGCCAATCGCTATCTCGTAACCTGTACCTCTTCATTATACCTTCTACTATATACCATTATACCCCATAGGATATATATTATCAAGGCTAAATGAGTGTATTCTCTCTTCTATATAGAATATAGGAGCTATTATTTCCCGCCTTCCATATCTCCAGGTATCGGTAGGCAATCTCTTACCACCTTAAATACAAGTTCTTTTCCCTCGAAGTCGGCAAGCCGTACAGGTGCTGGAACTTTACCTTCTAACCTATCAAGTAATTCACTCACTGCACCCTGTTTGCCTTGTAAAGCATGAACTAGCAGACTTTTTGCAATAGCCTGTCGCCAGGTTATACCCTTGCCCTTATCTTCTACATGTAGCCAGCGTTCTTCGACCGGTTCATCAATTATCTTCCTTACGGCGCTAGTAATACTATAATCCTTTGAAGCGTGATTATTGCCGTTAAGGTTACGTTTCTCAAGGTTTTCCCTTGATTTAGGATTCATACCCCGGCGGTCGCCATTTCCATTGAGTTTAGTATTGATGTCCATACAATAATTATACCATACAAGTCAAGGGGAGTTAATCTCTTGGTAAATATGACACTATCAGACAAGATAAAGAGTGTCATATCGTTGTCACAGGGGGAAGCGTAGAGAGGGTAAGGTAAGAGTAATGAGATTTAGAATACAGGTATGCCGCTTGCTTGCTACTGTCTGCTTTGTGGCGCCATCCGCTTCACTAGCTACAGTATACCATATTACACAAATGTTATATTGGGTTAAAAAAGCAAGTAATTGATATGGAATACGGGTATAGATTACCTGCCATTAGCTATAATAGCTCTACAAGAGCCGACATTAAATACACCCATAGGGTTAAAGGGTATTAAAATAGTTTAGGTTTTGACTAAAAATAGTTGTTTAGGGTATTGACATAGGGCTATACCTGTGGTATCCTATAGGTACAGTAGGATATTAAATAAAGTGAGGTGAACGGAAATGACAGTCAAGATGACAGGGCAAAGGGCAAAGGGTAATAATGACCAAGACGAGCAAGTGTGGGCATTAGTTGCTGATTGTGACTGTGGTGAGAGGTTATTGATTGAGAAATTCGAGAACAGATGTGGCGGGTGCGGCAAATGGTATGATTACACCGGCACCGAATTTGAGAAAAGGGAAATGAAATACCAGTACGAAAGCCCGATACAAATCCTGGAAGCCCGCAAAGCGGAACGAGAAGAGAGGAGAATATGGATAGCTGAGCATCCCGAAGAATATGCAAAAGAATTAAAGTTAGTCCCGGAGTTAGAAGCCAGGGAGGAAACCCGCAAGGAGGAAAATTATCAAGCATGGCTAGGCCCCCAGAAATCCAAAGAGGAAGCTAAGAAAAGCCCAGGATTAAGTCCCAAAATCAATGCTCTGTTTGCAAAATATATAAATAAATAAATGGAGGTAAGAACAATGAAAGCATACAAAATAATATCAGCAAGGGATGCAAGGGAGGAAGGATTTTATGAGGGGGGGGAATTCATACTAGAGCAAGAGGAGCAAACATACGAACCAGGGATATGGTTACTGGCTGATGATGGGGGATATGCTAAATGGTATGGAAGTATGGATGCACTAATAGAAATGACGGAGGGGGAATTTCATTAGTTAATACCGGCCTGATGCGGGCTATGCGACACCCATACAGGGCTGGTGGTAACCAGTAATAAATAGGAGAGTGAACGAAAATGACAACTAAAATAAAGAAAGTGCTGACTAATTTAGAAAAAGCTAAGGCAATGAAATGCTTTGGTGGACAAGTGGAGCTTGTAACATTAGACCCCGACCCAGAGACAAAAGACAAGTTAATGGCTGAGTTTAATTGTATGAATTGCGATTATAAGCAGTACTGTGACATACTAACCGACACCCTGAAGTGAACCAGTTAATCCGGTGGCAAGTGCTGGTTAGAGATAGCCGGCACTAACGGCAGGATTAGCCGAGATTGGAGGTAAAGAGAAATGGGCTATAGAGCAGGAGTAAACTATTATACACATTATTCGGGTGGTAGAGATGGTAAGGGTGGTCAAATTCAATGTGATTTCTGCCAGCACAATTGGATACAGAAAGGACACCTATTGCCAAAGCTGTGCCCAAACTGTGGTCGTAAACTATGTAGCTCAGTGCCCTGTTAATCCCTTCACCCTGCCTGTCAGTATCGGAAAGTATGTCCTTGCTACACTCTTTAACAGGCTAGAGCTGACATCACTGGCAGGTGGGGATGAGCGGGTTAGCTCAAATAAAAAAAAGG